GATGGTTCACCTGGTTTCTTTTGTTTATAAAAATCTGTTAAATTTTTTTTATTTTCATTTTTTATCTTTTTACCTTTTAGGTATTCTTTTGCAGCGACTCCCGCAACACCAATACCTAAAGCTATTTTACCAACAGTAGTTGCACTTGCTGCTTTCTTAGCAACACTTAAAGCCGTTTTTCTTTTATTAAATTGAGATGCAGACTCTCCGGGTTTAAAACCTTTTGCTGCTCTCATCTCTGCCATTGAAGAATATTTTTTCATTGTATTAGGATTTTTACCCATTCTACTTTTTTGTTTATTAAACTGTATCTTCATCTTAGAAAGATTCTGAGATCTTTTACTTTTATTAACAGTAGGTTTAACTGAACTGATTACAGGAAGATCTAAACCACTTCCTCTTTTGTATTTCATTACACCACCAGCTTTTTTATTAAACATTCTTTTTGCCATAGCGATAGGAGATAAAAACTCAGCACCTTTAGCGCCTTTGTCTTTTGCTTTTTTCATAAACGCTAAACCTAAAGCTGCTTTGTAAATTTTTCCAGGCTTCTTAGATTCATCTTGTAAACCCGTGCCTCTGCCTTTTGCTTTTTCTGCTCTTAGCACAGCTAAATCTTTTTCGTCTAATTTATTTGGCGGTGGAGCTTTGGCTGCAAGTTTTGCTTGACCTGAAGACATTCCTCCGCCTTTTAATTCTACTTTGATAACTTTGCCTCTATCATTTTTTTTATATGTAAATTCTCTTTTACCACCACTGTAGTATTTTTCTATTTGTGCTGTAGTTCTAGAAGTAGAACCGCCCTCTTCTTTTGAAGTTTGAGTTTGACCACGTCTTAATTTAGTTCTTCCTGGCATAAGGTCTCCTAATAATATTTATAATCTTTTTCTACTTTAATGTTGTCATCATCCCAATCATCAGAATATGTTGAAACAAATCCACCTTGTCGATATCTTAACACAGCTTGGGTCATAGAATCAACATAGTCATCATACTGACCATTAGGAAACGCTGCACATTCCTCAATTACTTCCTGTGCCCAGTGTTCGTCTATAGGTGCCCACACCATACCAGATTCAAATACAGGTGCGCAAGAGTTAATTCTAGTATGCTTGTCTCGACCTCTAGCTGGAACATAATCAATAACAGGTATGCCCGCCCTACGAAGTTCGTGAATTAATGGTGTACCACTAGCTTTAGCTTCAATTATGACGGTTTCCGGTTCCCAATAATGATATTGCTCTAAAGCAACATTTTTTAAATCTGGAAAATCATAACGTCCCTTCTGAGCATCTAATAATATAATTGCTTTCTCATAACCTTCTATAGGTTCAAATACCCCCCAGGTGGTAATAGCTGAGTAATCTGCAGTTTCTTTTTTAGAAAATGCAGTATCATAAGATTGTATGACATGTAGTAACTTTGGTAAATTTTCTTTATCGTAGTTTTGCCACCATTCCCTTTTTACAATTGCACCCTCTTCTGAGGTTGGGTCCTGCATATATTGTGCATTCCAATTTTTTGAAGAGATTGAGGCTTTAACAGAATCTAAATCATCTTTACCCCAATACTCAGGCCACACAGGTTTATCATCTGGCATGATTGCAGGAAAAGAAATTACTTCCCATTGATCTGCTTTAGTACCACTCTGTGCTTTAACCAACCTTCCTGTAAGATCATCAGTAGCCCAACGAGTCATTACAACTAAGATTCTTCCTCCTGGTTGTAAACGCTGTCTGGGTCCCGAACTGTACCATTCGTAGGCACGTTCCATAGCTGTATCGGACAAGGAATCTTGTTCCGTATGTGGATCGTCAATAATAAGCAAATCGGCCCCTCGACCTGTGATAGATCCGCCAACACCCGCTGCAAAGTATTCACCACCATGATTGGTTTCCCACCTGCCTTTTGCTTTACTGTCTTCTCGAAGTGTAACACTTCCAAAAATTTCTTTATACTCCTTGGTGTTCATTAAGTTACGAACCTTACTACCAAATCTTGAGGCAAGCTCAGCGTTGTGCGAAACCTGCATAATTTTTTTCTTTGGGTACTTTCCAATATACCAAGCAGGAAATAAATAAGATGCAAATTCAGATTTAGTATGACGTGGTGGCATATTGATTACGAGCCTCTTTGCCTCTCCATCTGCAATATCTTCAAAGGCTTGTGCAATAAGTTGGTGGTGCCCATATTTCCTAGGATCTTTTGCTTTACGATAGATAAAATCTTGCCAGACAGACTCAGCAAAAACTAAAAAATTATCTTGGCATAATTTTATCCACTCTAATTGTTTTTTTAGAATGACATCTTTTAGTTCTTCTTCAGTAAGATTTTCTATTTTCATAAAATATATACCCCCCACCTGTATGGTACCTAAAAAAAAATACCCCCCTGGGGGTATGGTACCTTATAAAAACAAAGGGTCTTTCCTATATAGTAGTTGATTTACAAAAAGATATCAAGATTTCCATCTCGTTTGGGACCCTAGTGTATGAATGTAACCTACTTAGTAAAGCCTTTCGCCTCCAAAAACCCACGCCTAGAACGTGAAACCCTGAACAGTAAATTTTAAAAACGATTTTTATAAATGATATGAGCCTTGTAATAGGTACAGGCTTAATACACCAATGGCGTCAGTTAAGACGCCATTGGTTATGTGTTAGTTATTCGTTAGGGTGTAAGGTCTGTACAAGTGTACTAAACTTTTTAAGTATACTATCCTTGAATTCATCAACAACAGCATTGCCCACGTTTTCAAGTATGTGCTTCTCACACTCACCCATTAACAGTTGGAACATGATTTCATAATTCAACTGCTTCTTTGTGCCATTGTCCACCACCATGTCAGCTAGTGATGTTGGTGCATTAGAGTTTAACTTCTCACTCAATACATTAGCTATGTTGATCAAATCATTATTGGGCATTTGATACCTCGCCAATAGCCTTATATTCGCAATACTCTAATTGCTTCTGGTGTGCGTTCCATAAATCTAAATGTGCTAATTTAAATTTATCTTTATCAAAAGATTTTCTAACTCTATTGATTTTTTGTAAACCAAAACTATGCCCGTTCTCATCTTGGACAATAATTAAGTTTTGGTTGGTTCTTTCAAATAGATTTACAATGTGTTCTTTCATTGTATCTAACTCTTTAGATAGTCTATTTGCTTTTAGCTTTAGTGAAGCATAAGCTAAGACTACTTTTTTCTCATCTTGCTTTAGCTTTTTTATTGCGTTTGGCATTGTTACCTCTTTGTTAAGTTATATATTCTTATGAATACCCTCTCTTTATATATCTTATCAAATCTTATGCAAACATTAATTTAACTTTTTTTTAATTTCTTTTTCAATATGTTCATTGAGTTGCTGTTCCAAAAATCTAGCAAAATCACTAAAAGCATTTGCCCCCTTATCAGTTATTATTGATATTAATTTATTTTCTTCCCGAGTGCCAGCACCTGCACGTGCACCGTCAGTCTCTTTAGGTTTAAGTAAAGTTTTATTTCCACCACGAGAACGAGACGAGGCGACATTGTCGCCTCGTATATTGTAACTATCGTCCACCTCACCTTTTTTCATTAGCTTGGTAAATTCATCTTTAGCCATTACCAACTACACCAATACTCAACGACTTTCTTTTCGTTGATAGCTTGCTCACAGAATTTAAGAAACTTGATATCTTGTTCCTTATACTCCTTGACACTTTCCTCTTGGAACTGTTGCCCCCAGAAAAAACCATCTTCTGCGTGATAGTCCTTGAAGTCATTTGATATAGCTTCTGCTAAATCTTTCACAACTTCCTCAGTCATATAACAAGGTGCTTCGCAGTCGCCATTAAAACCTAAATGACTTAAGTCTCCCTCATGGTCATGCATTGGGTTTTGGGCATTCCACTTCTTCGCCATGAACTGTTGAAGTCTTGCGTGTTTTCTCCAGACAAAAATATTCTCTTGATCCTCATTATCATCAGAGTAATATTTTTTCCAATCTATCGGCTCACCTCTTAGGTGTGCGTGTTGATCTAATCCCATTTTTTTCTCCTTTGTTGATTAAGTCTAATGTCTTATCGTATCTTATATTCCTTTACAACAATTATCTTTTAGAAGAATTCTAAACTAGCAACCTTACCAAATCCTTTTACCACAGGAACTTCCTGCCTAGCTCCTGATGCTTTTAAGTAATCTTTAACAAATGTGATCCATTACCTCAAACGAGACCGAGCTTTACGAAGGTAATCTGCCAGCGCAGGGACGTCCAGCTCTGACTGGTTTAGGCGCAGGTGCTATCCACTTAAGTAAACGAGACGAGACGGTAATCAAAGAACTCCAACGAGCGAAAGCATCAGGATCCCAGTGCCAGCTAATGTAAAGCTTGGGAACATAAACAAAAGGCACAACCAAACGACAACGAAGGTCATGTGGCAGCTCCAGCTGCAGGTTTCTCTTCCAGCAGCTCCTGGGCCCGGACCTCTACAGCCCACCAAACGAGGTCGTTCTTGAAGTTTCTTAACGAGCCTGGATCATTGGTTACGTGCTGAAGGAACTCACCATTCTTCAGGCCGTTGTCATCCGCCTGGTCCCCGACCAGCTGCCAGATCTCTTCTTCATGTTGATCGTGAAACGCGGATGTTTCATCGTAATATATAATACCGGTGACGCCTCCGCTGCANCCGTGTTTTGCAATGTCTGATATTAATCCTATGTCCTGCTTCTCGTACTCAGCGAGGCATTCCTTAATGCTTGGCATCCTGTACCACTCTTGTATTTCTTTTGTCATTTGCTCTCCTTTGGTTAGCTGCCGAGCTAATTTAATATTTCTAGGCCTCAGGATCGACAGCGCCTTCTATATAAGACCTGATGGGAGATGTGTCAAGAACTATTTTTGATCTTTTTTAATCTTTCTTCGAAAGACCATTTCTTCTCATCTGGTAATTCTTTTACCATCTGCTCTGCCAGCTCCTGAAGACTGGTAACCTGCTGCGCCAGCTCCCCAACTCTTTTGTTGTAGCAACGAGCTCTGTTCTCTGTTCGAACGAGATCGAGAGCGTCAAAATCTATCGCCATATTTCCTCCTTTGTTTAGTCTGAACATACGACATCATGGGATCAGCGTCAAGCAAAAGTTTCTGAGCTCCTGACGGCGTCCCCTGAAGCTGACCTGCGGGGGGTCGTCCAGTATCCAGTAAACGAGAACGAGGTTTATCCATTACCGAGAACGAGAAACGAGATCCTGCTGCTGGTCCTCAGGCCACCAATATAACAAAGAGGGAAAAGATTGGTGGCCAGAGCACGAGAGCGAGAGCTACGCTGCATCGGGACTGGATCCCAGCTCCTGAAGGATGCGCTGCTGGACCGTGGGCCATTGTAACGGGAACGAGAACGAGGCAAACGGGACGAGGGAACGAGGATCAGTGAACAGTGACACCGGTCTGTACAGTTTAAGAGCGCTCTGCAAGAGGGTCTTACCCAAGTTCTCTTTTAGGATAATAACTTTACCACCTGCTTTCACATACTTGTTGATCCATACAATCTGCCACTTATTTAGCTTCGGATAACTTAACGAATCTGATTTTAATTCTATCCAAAATACTTCATTACCCATAACCACATGAATATCTGGAATACCGTTGATTGTACTAGATTCTATGCGAGTTAAGAAGCAATCAGTCAGTCCTTGTTTTACTTTCTGCCATAGCCTAGTTTCCCCATTTTTATTAGACATGATTAAGTAAGTAATTTATATTTTTATCTTCCTAATTGATTTGATTACTGCTGTTGGGATAATAGTTGTATTACCAATATTGTCAAATGTAGGTTTATCTTTTGTCTTAATATAATCAGTAAACATTCTAGTGATACCTTTGCTTTGACTTAATAAATAACCCTTTGATACACAAACAGGAAGTTCTTGGTTCTTCAGATCTTTAGTGCTAGACCAGCCAGCATCACCTTCGATATCCAACCATTCTATTTCTACAAAAGGATAATCATCAATAACATTACCGAGATTTTTAAAATCAAAGTTTAATATTTTTGACTGTTGTATTTTCTTTTTAGTCATCAATCTCTATCTTAATTTTACCAACTGAAGTAGTGATGGTGGAGTTGTGTACTTGATTAAAAGCATCCAACCATTCAGACCAACTAGCTTTCTTCAATTGCTGTAACGTCTTCGGACTCAACTTCAATCGTTTTGGCGTTGTGGCCATCGATTTTGTTTGATAGTTCCTCAAGCTTTTTTTCAAGTTGCTCACGTGACATACCCTCCAAACCACTAACAGTAACTTCTTTTCTATCAACATAAGCACCAGCCAGTTGACCAGATCTATACTCAGCATTAATAGCAGCAGCGAATTGTTTTTCTTTCTCTGCTTTGTCAGCAATTCTTTCTAACCTTTTATATCTTCTAAGGTTGTCACTTGTATATTTTTTTACTTCTCTCTCAAATAATTTATCAAAGTAATTTGCTATATGCGGGCTGTGCTTTCTAGATAGCATTCTAGATGCAACAGAGCCATAATCTTTTTCATTAGTACACACATAACCTGCACGCTTCAGTGCTTCTGCTTGTGTAATAGAACCCCAATCTGCAACATAGATTTCAACAAACATTTTTTGTTTTGGAGTTAAATCTAATTCAGTTCTTAATGATTTCTTTTTAAGTCCACCAGGCATTATCTTCCTTTAGGTTTATTATAAAAATCAGAGGGTTTTTTACCACCTCTTGGAAAGGCCTTAGCTTTGATTGCACTTTTGATATCACCTTTAGCAACTTCTTTAGTCACATTCG